ATTTTCAACCAGTATTGGCCAATGCTGACGGTATATGGGGAATTGGGTGTATCCCTACCAAATATCGTGAACCATTGATTGCTGCACTTGACCAATCAAAGTTTCGAGATCATGTTAACATGCAACGAGCTATAAAGATTTTGTCTGACCCTCTATTGACCAATCACTGGTATCAATTTTTAACACAGCAACTGGTATTGGATAATTATCGTAAAGAGCACTGGTTTGATAATGTCCCGATCAAGCACAACATCTATGCTGAATCATTGCAAATGGAATCTTGGGTAAAAATAACATGAGTGATCGACTACACATTTCAAACGAGATGCGCCAACTGGACGTCAAGAACAGAGACTTCTATGATGAACTTGATTCAGATGAACGCAAGAAATTTTCTACGTTTTTAATGTTGCGCTGGGGATCAGCAGTAGAGGGCTCGCAGGAACTGCAAGAATACTACGTGCAAAGCTGCAACCACTATCTCAACAAGAACTTTTTTGACATAGGTCGCCATCCCAAACTGCAATGGTTGTGTGCCACGGCCATGAGTCCAGGCATGGGTACGCCACGACATCCCTGGATTGCCCCCAGGAAAAAAGAAGCAGGACTCAGTGCCAAGCGCAAGGCCTTGATGGAAATATACCCCACCTACAAGGACGACGAGATCGACGTAATGGCACAATTGGTCACACAAAAAGAACTAGACGCATATCACAAATCTGCGGGCAATGTCAAAAAATGATCAAGCTGCTGGTAGTCAACGGTTGTAGTTACACCCACAGCTATGCCGGCGGCAATGGGCACATTGACCTGGCTCGTCGACTTGGCATTGTTGGCCATCATAATATTCCGCTGGCTGTGAGCTTGGCCGTTGGCGGCAGTGCCAACAGTCGTATAATTAGAACCACACTCAAGCACAGTTATACCACACAAGCACCAACCTTGTATGTGCTGGGTCTGACTTTTATATCCAGGCTTGAACTTCCCATTTGCAACGTTGTTGATGAGTTCGAAGGAGCCTGGTGCAATCCGCAAAATCAAGAGTTCAGTTCTAGATGGCAAAATCATTGGACTGGACGGGACAGCGAGCAATTTATAAAAACCAAACTCAAAAGTGAAATGTACAGTATTTTGGATCGTACCGAAGACCTAATGTATCGAGTAATCAGTGCCATCGCAGACATTCAGAGTCGCGGACATCGTGTGTTGATTTTTCAACAGGCCGACAACCTGTATCAGGAACACCTGAGCAATCCCAGATTGAAGCTTTTTCAACGTCCCGAAATCATCGAAGGATTTGCCTGGCGAGCTGTGTCCTGGCAGCATGCCCAGGGAGTTGCGCCTACAATTTATTCTGCAGGATCCCAGTACGTGCCGCCAGATGTAACACATCCCGAACCGGGACATCACCAACAGATCAACGAGTATTTGACAAACTATATTCAAGAGCATAAAATACTAGCATGACCCATGTGTGCGACTATTGTAAAAAAGAGTTTGTGAGAGAAACATCCATACAAGCGCACATGTGTGAACCCAAACGTCGACAACGAGAACGTGACGAACCTGGACCAAGACTGGGATTCCAGGCCTACATTCGTTTTTATGAAAGCATGGCAGGATCAGCCAGAAACAAAACACATGATACCTTTTGTGAAAGCAGCTATTATCGTGCGTTTGTGAAGTTTGGACATTACTGTGTGAACACTAGAGTGATCAACCCAGACAGATTCATGGCCTGGCTGTTGAAACACAATCGCAAGATTGATCACTGGTGCAGTGACAAGGTGTACACTGAGTACCTGGTGGATCACCTAAAGGTAGAGGCAGTAGATGACGCACTAGCCCGAGCCATAGAGTTTGGTATAGACTGGGCAGAAAAAAACAATGGTTCTGCACATGATTGCTTGCGATATGGCAACACCAATGTGTTGTGCTATGCTGTCACAGCAGGTAGAATAAGTCCCTGGGTAATCTACAATAGTGAATCGGGGCAAAAGTTTCTGAACGAACTAGATACCACACAGGTTGCCATGATATGGCCTTATATTGACAGCGATGCCTGGCAAAAGCGATTTCAGGATAGACCCCAGGATCAGGCCTATGCCAAGAACATTTTGAAACAAGCAGGATGGTAACATGATTAAAAATATCACACCGGGGCCGGGCATCTATATTGCGGCCAACAATTACAGTACACCTTATGTTGACATGGCTCGACCTAGTGCAGGCATGGTCCGGTATAGCGGATCAAATTTTGAAGTATACAATGGGTCTGACTGGGTGCAGTTCAGTTCAAGTATTCCACAGATTGAACTAGACGGCGTAACACAAGAAGCAATTCACTGGGTTCGTCGCAAAATGACAGAAGAAAAGCGCCTGGAAGAATTGGCAAAAACTTATCCTAGTGTGGCTGATGCTGTTGATGCTGTACGTCTAGCTGAGCAACAATTGAAAACAGTTGTGGCCTTGTGTAAGGTATGATTCACATTGACTTTCAGGGCGGCGCGCATGGTAATTATCTGGAATTTGTGTGCAATAAATTTCTAGCTAACGTACAGTGTCCCAAAACTCCATTCAATGTTCATGGTGCATCTCATAATAAATTATATTCTTCTCCGAAGTATTTTTTTGCTGAACATTATTCTTCTAATCCTGTTCCTATTCCAATGGTCTACAATAAAATTATCACCATAAAAATAGAACACACGGACTTGTTGCCACTTAGTCAAGTCAGTTTTTTAAGAGCTGGTGATTGTGGGTACGACAATAACCTGCTGGAATTCAACACCTATAATAAATTGAACAACAAAATGTACAGATGGGTGCTTGACAAACTCATTGACGGGTTTTTTAAAGATCAAATAGCTAATAGTTACAATGCAATTAAGGATTCCAGCTGGCCCGATGTTGCCACCATGACCGATTTTAATCAGTTGCCTGATCATATTCGAGCCGAATGCCTGGAGCAACATCAACTAGTGCTACTAGAGTTATCAGCCCAACATCCAGATTGTCCTAGGTCAGTGCTACGTGAATTTTTTGAAATTGGATTTCGATATCCTGAAAATAATGGGTTTATATCACAGCAGCGTCTTGCAGTCTACAACGATTCTGCACAAGTGTATACTTTTCCGTTTGGTTGTTTTTATCAGAAGGATCAATTTATGCATGAAATTGATCAGGTTGCACAGTGGGCAGAGTTTGTGTATAATACAGACAGTGTTGCTGTATTACACGATAAATTTTTGGATCGGCAACCATATAAAAATTCCAAAACTAAATGTGATAATATTGTGGCACAATTAGCCGATGCCACGTCTACTGTGCTACCAGATTTAAATCTGCTAGAAGAAGCATATATCAATGCAAAACTTGGAACAGGATATTTTACATGAGCGCAGACATTGATATTGACTTTGCTGATCGCGAACACATACTGAAATTGATTCAACACACACCTGCACGCCAGGTCACAGATGGTAGACCTAGACGTCACAACTCAGGAGTGTATGTCACAGACATTCCACAAGATCCTGTGAATCACTGTGCTGCCATAGACTACGAAACAGCAGAGACTCGTGGCTACTTCAAACTGGACTTTCTAAACATGAGTGTGTATCAGTTGATTCAGAATCCCGAACACTATGACGCTGTGCTTGCGGCCACACCACCCTGGGCAAGACTGTGGCAAGATCCTGAATGGGCACGACAGTTGGTTCATGTGGGAAATTATGGACACCTGCTGGCGACCATGAGACCTGACAGCATACCCAGAATGGCAGCATTTATATCAATCATACGCCCGGGCAAGGCACACCTGCAGAATCTGCCCTGGACTGCGGTGTTTGATTCAGTCTGGGATGGAGACACCAGCCGAGGATATACATTTAAAAAGGCGCATTCTATAGGTTACGGTGCGCTGGTAGCACTGCACATGAATCTGTTAGTCTAGGCGTCTCACAAGAGTAATTGATTTTCTCTTTGACTTCTTCCTGGCTATGTCCATCAAACAGCAGGCAGGACCGTGTAAGATTTCAAGGTCTTTGTTGACAAAGGTTCTTAGAGTGGAACGAAATTGATTCCATTCGCCACGTAGGAATATGTTGATAGGTATGCTTCTGTTGCTTTCCCACCACCAGGTTGACGCAAGTTCCAGAAACTGTAGTTTGTCGCCTTGTGCCTGTATGCTGCCAAAGTCATAGATAGTGGTCACAATGTCATCACGATTTTGCACCACTCCCACGTACTCGGCATTGGCATACA